GCACAAACAAGGCTATGAAACAAGCGTAAGCTGTGAGCCATTGCTCGACGCTGATGACGTTCTCGAATTGTGCGACGAGCTTTCTCCCTGCGTCACCGATTCAATTTGGATTGGTAAGATGAACATGGTAAGGAAAAGGGCAGCGGATGGTACAAGCGTAAAGGAAATCAAAAGGATAGAATCAGGACAAACAGATTGCGCCATAAAAAAAGTGTATAAGAAATTATCAGGAAACCCGAAAATCAAATGGAAAGAATCTTACAAGGAGGTCCTTTCGTTGTCGCTAGCCGACAAGGCAGGGCTCGACATATAAAAGACATCGAACTCACCCCGAGGCTAACATGAAAGACGAAATCCCAAATGAACACAAGATGCTGGGCATAACCAAAGTGGCGAAGATGTTCGGCGTTTCAAAGGTGTCGATTCGTAGATGGATGCGAGAGGGCAACTTCCCGAAACCCCGTAAACTACAGGGTTGCCATCGGTGGTTCGTGTCCGAGTTGATCGAGTGGCAAAACGAGTTACCAGTGGTAGTTTCATGAAAGACGAAATCACAAAACAAAACGTAATCACACGTCGAAGCGTACTGGCGATGTTCTCGGCAGGACTGGCCGGTGCCGCGTGCTACCCGTTCGCCGGCATAACAAAAGAGCCAGAACCGAAAGACCCCAAGCCGGACAAATGGACCGTCGCGTTTGGCAAATCCAAGGCGGTTACGTTGTTGGAAATATCGTCCGCCATAGAACCGATTGACTTTAATCAGGACTCAATTACGGGTGAAATATATCACACCAGTATCACCGATAGGATAGTTTTTACAATCGAGGGCACGGCGTCCGATGCAGGTTTGAATTGTGATATCGTTGGTCGTCAAATAAATGTAACGGCGAAGCTGAACGGTGAATTGTTCGCCTTAGGCGACGCGATGTGCGTTGGAATATATTCCATAGGTACTATACTTGATGAGCCAACCGTTCGCATCACCATGGTAAGAAGCGTAATCACATAATGGCAAAACCAGGCCCTAAACCATCACCGACCGCGATCAAAAAACTGCGTGGGAACCCCGGCAATCGTCCGTTAAACGCAAACGAGCCGGACGTCCCAACCGATATGCCCGACTGTCCGAATCACCTTGACAAGATCGGCAAGACAGAATGGAAGCGGTTGGCCGAACTGCTCGACGGTCGTGGGCTGATTACCAAAGCCGAGCGTGCCGTGCTTACGGCGTACTGCGAAACGTGGTCGATCCATGTCAAGGCGTCGAAGGATTTGCACATCTATGGCATGATTTTGATGTCCGATAAAGGCGTACCATATCAGTCGCCGTACCTCGGAATCGTGAATGTGTCGACTAGAACACTGATGGCCCTGGCGGCCGAGTTGGGTCTGTCGCCGTCAAGCAGATCACGTATCACGGCAGCACCAACGAAGAAAGTCGTCGACCCGAAGGCCAGATATTTTCAACCCCGTATGGCAAAGACAGGATAATGATGTAATGCGAATGTATGAACTAACTGAAGCTGAGAGTGCAGCGTATGAGGCACTTGCTGTCGCTGCTGATAATCTTCGTGCCGAACAAAAGAAGGCCTATTCCAAACGAAAAAAATTGCAAGATGCACCAGACAAGGTGCTGTCGGCAATGATAGCTCTAGATGAAATTAACGCCAAAGATTTAGACGAATGTAGTGTCAAAGAGTTGGCACAATTTCAATACTGGCTCCAGAAGCATCAGGGCAGTATTTTCGTTAAAACCATTGGACGACTAGCGACTGAAAAATGAGCACAGCAACGATCAATATCGAATTGCAGCGGATCATTAGGTTGATACCTAACTACGATCCTTATGCACAAGCTGGCGATTGTCGCTTTGACGATAAAGAGGCCGAGTACGCCATCGGGTTTATCGAGACGTGCTGCACATTCTCGCAAGGTTCGATGGCCGGCAAGTCGTTCATACTGGAGGACTGGCAGAAGGCAATCGTGGCTAATCTATTCGGCTGGCGTCGACCGAATAACACACGTCGATACCGTAAGATGTTGTTGTTTCTGGGCCGAGCTAACGGCAAGTCGGAACTCGCCGCTGCGATTATCTGCTTCATCCTGTTCACCGAACAAGAGGCCGGAGCCCAAATATACAGTGCCGCCGCGAAGCGTGACCAGACACGATTTATCTTCGACCCCGTTCGTAAGATGATTGCTGCGTCTGCTGAAATGTCGAGCCGTGCCGGAGTATTTAAGCGATCAATCGTGGTTGAAGATCGATCGTACATGACTATCTCGCGAGAGGCAACAACCGAGCACGGTGGCAGTACACACCTGGCCGTCTTCGATGAGCTGCACGCACAGCCCGACCGCGAGTTGTTAGACGTTATCGAAACGTCAATGATTAAACGGACCGAACCGTTATTACTGATGACAACCACGTCGGACTTTGAACGTGAAAGCGTATGCAATACCGAGCACGAATACGCGTCGAAGGTGGCACAGAACAGCATAGATCGAGGGCTAGGCATAGATGATATGTCATACCTGCCAGTGATCTACGAAGCCACACTTGAGGACGATTGGGAATCACCAGAGGTATGGCGAAAAGCGAACCCGAATCTGGGCGTATCGATTCAGGAAGAAAAGCTGCGAGTGCTGGCGACTAAGGCGAGAGAAATGCCGACGTTTCTCAATACGTTTTTGCGACTGCATTTGAACGTCAGAACATCGCAAGACGTGCGGTTGATACCGATGGATCAGTGGGACAATAGCAGTCAGTCGATCGATCTGGAGTCATTGAAAGGCAAGCAGTGCTGGGGCGGGCTTGACCTGTCTACGCTGAAAGACTTATCCGCGTTGTCGTGGGTGTTTCGTGACGACAGCAATGACGTATACACGGCTATAATGCGATTCTTTTGTCCACGCGACGAGGCGATGAAACGCGACAAGGCTGGCGTACCGTACATGACCTGGGCACGGCAAGGGCTTATCACTCTGACCGACGGCAACAGCATCGACTATCGAACGATTCGCAAACAGATTAACGACGATGCGAAGCTCTACAAGATACAAGAGATTGGTTTCGATCCGTATAATGCGTCGCACTTGGTTACTGAACTTGGCGAAGAGGATGGCTTTACGATGGTGGAAGTTCGGCAGGGTATGCTGAGTATGTCGCCACCGACTAAGGAACTCTTGAGGTTGTTGCAGCAAGGTGCATTTCGTCATGGCGGCAACGCAGTTTTGCGGTGGAACGCATCGAATGTTTCTGGTAAAACAGACTCAGCCGAGAATGTGAAGCCTGATAAGAAAACGTCAAACGAAAAAATAGACGGCATCGTGGCAGCAATCGTCGCACTAAGTCGAGCGATGGTCGCAGGCGAAAAGCCAGGATCGTTTTACGATACACATGATGTGAGGGTCTTATGAGATCAACAACAGCGATAATTGGTTTTGTACTTTTAACGATCGGATGTTGGTTTGCGTGGCAACCACTTGCCTCGATAGTCGCTGGGACAGTTTTGCTTTCGGCGAGCATATACGGACATATTCGGGAACAAAAAAGGATAAGCAAATGAACATTCTCGATAAGATTCTCGGCACCGAGCAGTTAACCGGTGCGGCCAATCCCGATCAATGGCTAGTCGATTGGGTGGGAGGTGGACAGAGAACAGCGTCCGGCGAACAGATAACAGAACAGACGGCGTTGACTTGTGCAGCCGTCAAAGCAGCAGTGAGCATCTTAGCCGAGACCGTGGCGACGTTGCCGCTTGATGTGTTTCAGCGGATGGACGATGGCGGGCGTCAACTTGCGGTGAACCACCCGATGTATCCGTTGTTGCATAGCGATCCAAATAAGGAAACATCATCGTTTATATGGCGGGAAACTGTACAGGGACACCTTGGCACCTGGGGAAATGGCTACACTGAAATGCAACGCGATGGCCGAGATGAAGTTATCGCACTGTGGCAGCGGCCACCCGATCCTGGACGAACATTACCGTTTCGTAAGGACACCGATGGCGAAATATGGTACGAAGTTCACAACGACAAGGGAGCACGAGAACCAGACGTCCCAGCAAAAAATATGCTACACATCCCTGGCTTCGGATACGATGGCCTTGTTGGCTACTCACCCGTCAGGTTATTACGAGAGTCGATCGGTGTATCAAAAGGTGCCGAGCGATTCGCCGCAGAAACATTTGCCAACAACGCTACGCCCAGCGGTGTAATTACAGTGCCGGACGAGCTGAGTGAACCAGCTTTCAAGCGTACCCAAGAGTCGTTCAACAACGCATTTTCTTCACACGGGGAGCGACACAAGACAGCGTTGATCGAAGGTGGAGCAACGTGGGCAGCAACTCAAATGAACGCCGAAGACGTACAGATGATTGAGGCTCGACGGTTCAGCGTGGAAGACGTGGCCCGTGGCTATCGCATCCCGTTACATTTGCTACAGGATTTGACCAACGGTGCTAGCTATAATAGTGTCGTCGAGCTTGGCCGAGAGTTCATCGTCTACACAATGATGCCGTGGTTGAAGCGGTGGCAGGCTGAAATCAATCGCAAGCTACTTGGTGACGGCTACTTCGCCGAGTTCAACGTACGTGCATTTCTGCAAGGCGATCATGCGGCCCGCAGTGATTTCTACCAGAA